TTATCTTATCGCCTTCTTTAACATCTTTAGTATGTCCATAACCAATTGTTAAAACATTTACTGAGTCTCTATATGCTTCTAATTCACAACCTTCAAACTTCTTTATTAAAGCTATTCCTTCTTGTGATATATTCATATTACTCCCCTGTATCAGGTTTATTTGTAGTAACCTTTTTATAATAGACAACAACTTGTTTAAGTTCATTTATATATCTTTTTAACTCCTGCATATTGTATGACATGATTTCATAATCAGGTACAGACATAGCAAAAAAAACTATTTGTCCATGTTCCTTTTCTACTCTTGATAGAAACTCATCTACATTTTTATCAGAAACTACATACCAATATGGCTCTTTTAAATCAATCTGCCTTGGCATAACAGGTTGTACTATTTGCCTTTCTAAAGGCTTAGTAGTTATTTGTACGTTTTGTTTACTTGGAAACAGACTGCAACTGTAGACCATCATCAAGATCATCAATGCTGCGACTGTCTTCTTCAATACTATCAAATACATTCTTTGTTCCTTTATTTACCCTTGGTTCTAGCAAAGATGGTTTAGCTGCTGCAAGTTTTGTTAAATCATGTCTTTTAAATATATCTAAGTATCTAGACATTTCTAACTGTATAGATTGATTTTTGCTTTGTATTTCTAATAAGCCTTCTGTTTGCAATTTAAAATCACTTTGCAAAGATTCAATAGCAGCTTTCTGTTCTTGATCTCTTAATTCAAATGCTTGATTTAAAGCAGATAATCTTGAATTTTCATTCCAAAGAAAATATCCAATTATTGTCATAACTGCAATGATACCTATTAAAACTTTACTCATATCTTATGCCCATGTATAAACCTGTAGTGGTTTAGCTTTACCTTTAACTTCTATAGGTTCTAATAATTGTAGCTTAAAATCACTATATTTGGCAGTTTCTTCGCCTATCAAAACTCCTACTCCAGCAACCTTAGTGCTTGATTCTAATCTAGCAGCTACATTACAAGGATCACCAATAAGACTAAAAGCAAACCTATCTGTTGCACCAAAGTTACCAGCTATGCAAACTCCTGAATTTACACCTATTCCTATAGCAACTTTAGGTATGTCTTCTTTTGCAAATTTAATGTTTAACTGGTCAATATTCTTTTCTATTTCTTTTGCAGCCTGTAAAGCAAGATTATGATGATTATCTTGTGGAATAATTGTATTCCAATGAAACATACCTGCATCTCCAATAAACTTATCAGTACAACCAAAATATTTATTAGCTGCTTGTACTTGTACATCTAATACAGAATTCATTATGTACGTTACCATTTCAGGTTCTACTGACTCTGATAGGCTAGTAAAACCTCTAAGGTCTGTAAATATAATAGAACAATCAACACGCTTACCATTTACCTGACAAAGTTCTGGATTATCTTGTAGCTTTTTGACCATTCTAGGATCAAGGTATTTACCAAACTGTCCTTTAATTTGTTGTCTAAGTTTATATTGTTCCCTAAATCTTAAATAAAATGCTGTTGAGCCTGTAATAAATTGTGATATTAATGCCCAAGTAACGTCAATTAAAAGTCCTTGTTGTATTAAATAGTATCCAAAAAAACTTACAGATAAAAATAAAAAACTGGTTGTTATAATTCCTGTTGTAATTCCAAAAATATTTATTAATAGCCAGGTAAGCATTATCAGCGATATCAATATAACTATTTCTAAGGCTAGTGCATAATCAGGTATATATGGACTATCTTGTATTAAGATTGACTCTGCTAAAGCAGCTTGTATTTTGTGAGGCTCAAGTAACTTGTTATTTGGTACTGCTATTTGAGGCATTATTCCTTTAGCAGTAAAACCTACAAATACAAACTTTCCTTCAACATCCATATCTTGTAAATTAGTTTGTGGTGTATCTACAAAACTTAACCACTTTCTACCAAGACTATCTGTTTTTACTGGAGGCAAACCTCTAACCCTTATTTCTTCTATTCCATTAGGATTAGATTTAATAACATATGTATCTGCACCAACTAAAATTTTTAATACTTCTGTTCCATATGCAGATACCCATCCATCATTTGTTTTTAAAAGTAATGGTAAACGTCTTACTAAACTATCTACATCAGTTCTAGCTACTGCTATACCTTGATTAGCGTTCTGTTTTAGTATGTCTATATTTTGTATAACACCCTGTGCAGATATACCTTGTGGTTCATCACCTAATATTACTGTTCCTGTTGTAGGAGGAAATGATTGATTGTTATTTTCAAACATTGCCAAAACACTAGGAGCATAAGATAAAGATTCTGCAAACTCTTCATCTCCATCAAATCTATCAGGTTGTGGAAAAGCGATTACCCAGCCAACACCTAAAGCTCCCTTTTGTATCAACTGCGATTGCACCTCTGCAAGCCTTTGTCTTGGTAATGGATAACCGCCTTCTTTACTTATATCATCTTCTGTAATATTAAGTATTGTAAAATATCCAGAAGGTTCTTGTTCAGGAACTAAAGCATCAAATGTTTTTAATTTTAATATTTCTAAAATATTAACTTGCATAACAAATGGAAGTAATAGAACTATAAGTAAAACTAATAATACTTTTTTCACGATCCTTGAGTTATTTTTATTGTTGTTGAAGAACCGCCATTAACTTTAACAGTATTAGATACTCCATCTTGTATAAGTATTACTGTATAACTACCAGAACCATTAAGATTTAATTTTGCACTTTGATTGACTGTTCTAGTAAAGCTTATGTTTTGACCAGATATTATAGTTGTTATCTGTGTGTCTTTATCTTGTCCTATTTCTGTACCAGCTATACGAATACCAACACCACCTTGTTTAAGAGCATCTTCTTCTTTAGATATAGCTAGTGCATCAAGGACATTAAGTAAGTCTTCAAGAAAGTTTACATCTAAATAGTTTATGTCTAGTTCAGTAAATTCAAGCTCTGCTTCTGCATCTAAAAAATCTTCAGCAAGATAATCTATATCAAGATCATCAAACTCTAAGTAATCTACTGTTGTTTTAGATTGTGTTTCTTCTATCTGTTGTTCTACTTCTTGCGGAGGATTAACAATCAACATATTATCAATTAGGTCTAGAGATATGTCTAAGGTAACAGGTTTAGTAGGATTGTTTTCATATACAGATACTGTGGTAGCTTGATAGGGTTTATTTAATGTAACGCTACCCATAGCTGTAGATACTAAAATTTCACCACTAGATATGCCATTTTCGTCTGGCAACAATATAACTAGACTTCTACCTAGTTCATCTACTGTACAAGTAAAATCTGTACCTCTAATTGCTATATCCGCAGTAGGTGTGCGTATAGATATATTACTTTTATTATTAAACTTGCCTGTTATAAAACGTGCTGTACCACTTGCAAACTTTAATGCCATTTTTGATTTTGATGGGTCAGGATCGTATATGTACTCGTCTATAACTAGCTTGGAGTGTTCTGTTAGTTTAACAGTAGATTCATCTTGAAAAGTTATGGCTACTCTGCCCGATTCTGTACGAACATCATCCATTTGCTGTATATCAAACTGTAATTTAGCTCCGTAAGCTTTGTCTCTTAGGACTTGTGCGTTACCTCTAACTTCTGAAATAGAACCTATTTCAACAGACGAATGAAGTCGTTGCGTCTGACTGAGTAACACAGACAGTACCGCTAGAGCCAACAGATGTAATTTTAAGCCAGTCATTATCTGATGTAGACTCCTGATCTATGTTAAATGTCCTTGTGCTACCAGTATGATCTAGGTAGAAATAACCTCCAGCATATCCATCTCCATCATAGGTTACTGTGTTATCTGAACCATCAATATCCATAAAATTAGTAGCACCATCTACATCTATAGATGAAGTTATGGTGTTGCCTGAACCTTGTATTGTCCAATCTAAATCTAAGTTAGCTGCTAGTGCAGTCATAGCATGATTAAGAGTCATTGTATTTGTATTGCCAGTCACCTGTACGTTTACATTAGAACCATCAGCACCAGTTGCATTTGTTTCGTCTGTAGACATATTAAAGGTATTTGTATCACCTATAAATGAAAAATAACCTGTGTAGTTATCTGCCCATATATCACCAAGAAATTTGTTTGTTGAACCTTTTTGTAGAATATCTAAGGTCATAGTTGCACCATCAATATCTAATGCAGTCATAGAACCAGCAGCAGCAGTAGCTCCACCAATTATATTACCGCTACCACCCACTTGTTCTATATCCAAGTTAGATGTAGCACCTGACTGATCTATAAATATCTCATTATCAGCCCCGTATAGTTGCGATACACTCGTCATTACAACTAGGCTCATTAATGCTAACTTCTTCATTTTTTTGTTTCCAATAGCCCTTTTCATATCCCTCCTCTATTGTTTGTAAAACAGCTTTTTCTACTGCCATTTGTAAGGCAATGTTTATTGATTCATTTTCTACTATGCCACTTTCTATTTCAACTAGCTCAGTATTGTTTGCATAAAATCTAAACACATCAGAAGATATAGATGCACTAAGTATTGATTTAGTAACTAAAACTTCTAATAATATTTTTCCTGTACTAACTGATACTGTGCGTAGAGATATAGTTACAGAATCTTGCCTGTATTGTTTAGAGCCACCTATACCTAAATACCTTGCTCCTGCTCCACCAGATTTAACATTAGTTTCATAGCCTACTACTCCACCTTCCATTAATATTCCAGCAAATAACAAAGGCTTTACCTTTTGTTTTTCATCAAAGTTTTCTCTAGTAGTACGTATGATCTGTCTTTCTTTAGTAAGATTATCTAAACCTTTACGTTCAACTACATTAAATACATTGGAATGTTTCAATGCTCGTATTAGATAAGCATCAGGAGACTGTGTAATAGCTGTACTAAAGCTTGCGTACTGACTATTACTTCTTCGTTGTCCTGTATCGTCTTTAAAAGAATTAGGATATACAGCTACTACAGGTTTCTTTATAGGTGTATCTACTTCTGAAAGGTTAGTAAGTAAAGCACCAACCTCTGCTGACTCAATACTTCTTATTGGAGGTATCCCATTACCTAATGGGTCTACTATTAAAGCGCAATTAGAAAGTAAAAGAACCCAAGGGAACAGTAATTTCTGTAGTATTGCCTTCTTCATCTGTAATTATTAGTGTTACTTTATCGTCCTCTACTTTATATTCTATGGTATTGCCTTCTAATTCTAGCGTACCGAAATCAGATGCGGTCTCACCAAACAAACTATCAACCAACTGTCTGCTGAGTTGTGCATATATTCTACTCTCTAAGTTACGTATAAACCTAGCTAACGTAGTGTTCTCAGCCTCTCTCTCTAGGTCTTCTGTATATGCCCTGATCTCTTCTCGTATAGTTTCTTTCCTATTGAACTCTTGATTCTCTATAGTTAAGTAATGACTTGAGGTACCAACCCCTGAGAAACTAGGGTTCTTAAACTTGTGTGTCATTTCATCAGCTTGTACAGATAAAACTACAAACATGACAATAATCATGGAAGCTATCAGCAGTAATTCATCAGGGCGTTTAGAAGGCATGATATTTATAGATAAGTAATTACTAAATCTACGCTTTCAACTGTATCTATCCAATAAAAAGTTATATAACCAAGACAACTAAATGCGAACAAAATGCAACCAGTTACTGCATATCTTTTCCAATTTAACTGTAATAAATCTATTGAGGTATCAATAAAATTAAAAACTTTTTGTCTTTTAGATATTTGTTTTTTTCTTGCCATGTTTACTCCTTAAAATTTTACCCAAACAAAAACCGCTAATAACCCAATCAAAGATAATAAAATAAATGAACAAGAGGTTATTTCTATAGTCCTACCTAATTTATTTAGATAAATCCAATCCTGTTCAGAATTAAACCTTTCGTCTTCATAGATATACTTGTCTCGTGGAAAAGGTCTTTTAGGCATAGGTTCAAATATTACATTGTCTATAGAAACTAATTGTTCTTCTT